ATACTAAAAGACAATGGCTGTACTGCAGTAGGTGATTTAAATACCATAGATATATTCAGTACATGGGATATAAGCGGATTGACACCAACCAATACACCATTTGTGGCAGAGGTAAAAGACAAAAGCATTACGCATGATAAATACGGCGATGTGCTCTGTGACAAAGCCAAATTAGACGAATACAATAAACAACTGTTTTATGAAAGTATGCTAGTCTTCAATTACTATAGCGATGGATATGTAGGTATAGCAAACCCCAAGGATGGTTATAAAGTGATAGAGAGAACAACGCCAGTGACCACAGAATTCGGAGATAAGGGTACGGAAAAACAGACACTAATCAGTATGTCACAAAAGCGTCTAATTAAGGTAAAATAACAATAGTTAAAATAGTTTCGAACGAGTTATGAAAATTTAACGGTAAAAATGCATAACTCGAATGAATTTGAACAAATAAAATTTATTGTAAATAATTGATATACAAATAAATAAGTGTAATTGCAAGGGAGAAAAAAATAGAAAAAGTGTGACAAAAGAGAAATGCAATTTTGCTTCTTTTTCATAAAATCGTAATAATCAACCGAAAAATCACATAATTAGCCTAAATAATTAACTGAAAATCACATTATGAATTATATTTGCACACATACCGATTTTATTCTACCAGAGTTTGTGGATAATTCGAACTATACGGTTATTACAGACGGAACAGAATTACAGTCACAGTATCCGACACCGATAGTGGTAGCCGATAACGAATTAGCGCCTATGAAGCATTGCTACAGTGAGGGATTTCAAATATACGACATATACAAGAGACAACCAGACTATGAATGGGTGGGGATACAACACTACAGAAGATATTTCAAACCAGATGGGGATTTTAACAAGACAAACATAATACCGAGACCGTTTCTATTCAATGTACGTCAGCAATACGGTGGATGTCACAATATAGAAGACTACGATGAAATGATTTCAATAGTAAACAAATTATACCCAGATAAAGAAACAGATTTACCGAATATGTTCTTTCCATGCAATTGTTGTATATTGAAACATGAGATATTTAACGAGTGGTGTGACTTTATATTCAATTGCACCTTTGAGTTTAACGATAGACACAACCTACACACAGACGAAGACGTAAAGCGCTTTATAGATACCAAACCAAAGAACGGTGACTACCAGAACAGACTATACGGTTTTCTGCTGGAAAGACTTTCTACCATATTCTTTCTAAACTACTTTAAGGACAAACCAACAGAGGTACAGATGAAAGATCTATATTTACTTTGTTCAAAATCATAATTAGCATAAAATTTTGTTTGTCATAATAATTAAATGTTTAAAAACCCCTAGGGAATGAAAGCCCTAGGGGATTGATGGTATAAATGGGAATTTGTGTTGGTTTTTCCCATTTTCTAATGTTTTTGAACGGATATGTAGCCTAATATCAATGGTTACCTACAAATAGGAATAGGTTCAAATACCTACCGTACTGCTAATACTATCCACAATGGTTGAGGTTAACATATGAGCGTATGTAGACTGGGTAATGAGTGTATTGGCATGCCCCAATGCTTTTGACACCACCGATATGTTCACACCTTTGTTCAACAGATACGATGCATAGGTTTTACGACCCAGATGAGAGTGCAATCGTTTACCTATACCAGACAGTATACCGATTTCCCCCAGATAAGCGTTCATCTTTTGATTGCTCAATACTGGAAGAGAATAGTTGTATTTCTCAAGTACGTCCATAGCAAATCCCAATATAACGGCCGTAAAGTCAATATTTGTTTTCTGTCGGCATTTATGGATATAGGCCACACCATTGTCCATTTGAATATCCGTTGGGCTTAAATGAGCCATATCCGAATAAGACAGACCACTACCGCATTGGAAGATGAACAAATCACGAACCTTGTTGAGACGGTCTATACCAAAGTCCTTGGTGATTAGTGTATGAACCTCTTCTTCGGTTAGATATTCGATAGAAGGTTTTTGCTTGGATATTTTTATGCCGTTAAATATATTGATTGAGATTTTGTTATTGTCATAGGCATATCGGAACACACATTTCAATCTGGCTAGTTTACCCCCAGCGGTAGAAGCCTTGTATTGTTTGTTCAGATAGCCGTAGAAGCCTCTTATATCGGCATTGGTAATATTTACAAGCGGTTTGTTTTTATCGCCTATAAACGAATAAAAATCATTCTGCAGAACAATATACTTTTGATAGTTTTCCAGATTGTCCTTTTGTTCCAGTACCGACAGATACTCGGTGAACAAATCGGATAGTGTGTAGAGTTTGATACCACCGTTCTGGATATAGTCTCTGAGGGTGTCAGATGTTAGAATATGGCCAGATGACAGAATGTCAGTAATGGCAGTATTTATGCTTGCCATCTGTAGAGCGATATACTCTTTGAGTTGGTTGGTTTGTTTACTTGCTATCAGTCTCTTATAGACCTCTGGCTTTTCTTTTCTCGGTAGGTTGATGAAGCAACGTTTACCGTTAATGATGATTGATAACTCGATTGGTGCATAACCCATACGATTTTGTTTGCTTGTTCGGCAATAAAAACTGTACGATGACATAATTTTTAAGTTTTAGTTAGTTAAACATATTTGGTTGATTGTTAATGTTTTCCGACTAACCTTTGAACGAATTTGTTGACCACGTAATGGGCTACAAATTCGGCTACATAAATGTCACTAACAAAACCGTAAGGAATACAAAAACGAACGAAGGACTTTTTTAATCCCTCGTTCTAAGTGTCTCTGTATCAGCGTTTTAAGTAATCACTGGACTTTTGCACTACTAGTGTGCACAGAGAGTTTGCGGAAAGTGAGGGATTCGAACTTTACAGTCTTGTAGGTACTTTTATGTCAAAGGCCACAGAATAGGTCAAATATCACAGAACGGAACTTCATATACCTTTACCGACAAACGTGCATCAGTAGCCACATCAGCATCTAGACCATATATATTGGCAAGACGCATATAAACTACACCGTTCTTATATCTCTTGTTGTACGCGTGCTTACGCACCTCAACACCACTAGGGTCTTCACAGTCTTTTACGATAGCCTTGCACTTATCTCTAAACACGTGGTTAGCAAACATTTTTGCCTCTTTAAGCGTAGCGAACGCACCATCTACGTAGTAATTCGTTTCATTGATATAACCCGTGAATAGTATGTTATCTATTTCAACCGTGATGACATACACGTTTGGGAATTGTTGAGTTATCTCTTGACTTTTTGCCATCTTTTCATATATTTATTTATGAAACAATCAAAAAACACTACAACAAAATCTATGCCATATAAATAATAAAGTCTGCTAACCCTAAAATTTAATGAATAAAAATGAATTTATTGAATATGTATATAGAAATAACCTAATACAACGATGGGGGCATAAACAAATTGTACGGATACCCCCATCATTGAGAGAGGATGTAATTCAAGAGGTCTATCTGTTGCTGGCAGAATATGACGAAGACAAATTCAATGAGATAGCCGCTCAAGGCTTCAAGCACTTAACAGCATTTGCCAGACAGTTTGTAATAAACTCTCTGACCCCCACTGGAAAAACCAGAACAATAGTGAACCTATTCTCTAGAGAGATACTTGATGAGACACTATTTGAAAATAACCTAAATGAAGATGACTATGAAGAATGAAAAAACACATATTAGTATTTATTACTGGAAATAACGGTTGTACTTTACACCGATTGATTTTACCATACGAAAAATATTTCGGCAATAACGATTTCGACAAATTCAATATTGAATATTTAGTCTATACTGGCCAGTCCACCGAGGAACTGGCTGAAACAATTCTCAAGTACGATATACTCATATATCACCGTCTGTTACAAGATGATTTGTTCAATGCCATAAAAGGCAAGATAATCCTTATCAATGACCAAGATGACAATTGGGTGCTGAATTCAACACATCCGTTGTATTCTCGTTTCCGTAATTCCATTTCCGACCGTATAGCCCACCAGATAAAAGAGAGTGACTATATAACGACTACTACACAATTGATGGCCGATAAGATAGCCAAATTGAACAATAATGTAGCCGTGTTCCCCAATGCCCTCAATAATGAGGGTCAGTTCAAATCCCTCAACAAAAGCAGCAAATATATCCGTATAGGATGGGTAGGTGGAAGCAGTCACGTAGCCGATATACGTATGTTGGACGGTATGATTAGACAATTACCGCCAGATGTGCGAGATAAGGTACAATTTGTTCTATGTGGTTTTGACGGTGGTAGAAAGACCATAGTCTATCCAGACGGACATACCGAGGAAAGGGAAATGGATTATGCCGAAACTTGTTGGGGAGAGTTTGAAAGAATATTTACCGACAATTATAATAATGTTAGTGACGGTTATAAACGTTTTTTACAGATGTTTGTTCCTCAAGATGACCGAGATTTCGGTGAACATTACAGACGTATCTGGACTAAACCTATCAGCACATATGCCAGCCACTACGATGAAATGGATATTGTGTTAATCCCATTGAGGAAAGACTTTTTCAACGAATGCAAATCACCCTTGAAACTGATAGAGTGCAGCATAAAGGGAAAGGCGGTAATTATAAGCGATGTAGAGCCGTACAAGAGCCTTTTAAGACCTTTAATCAAAAAGGGTGGAGAGATAGACCCAGAGGGCAATTGCATAGCAATAAGCGAAAGTAAAAACACCAAGTCATGGGTAAAGGCTATAACCAAACTGGTACGTAACCCAGAACTCTGTAAAACAATGTCGGATAACTTGAAGAAATTGACCGATGAGGGAAGTGAATACAATCTCGATACGGTAAATAAAAAACGTATAGAGTGGTTAAATAATATATGTGATAAACTGTAACTATGAAAAGAGACTTGGTATTTAATTTAAAAGAGGATGAGCAAGAGTATTTGAGAAAGGTAAAGGAAACGATGATAGAACTGGAAGAGGAAGAGAGTGGCATTTTTGGAGATGAAGCCAGATGGTTATATTATCATACGTTTAATAAATTGGAAGACTGGCAAAAGAACTTGCTTATACTCTATTCAAAATATAGAAGTTACACAAAGGTTGCAGAGAGACTGAACGTTCAAAAGTCCACTACAGCCATTGTGGTAAAGGAAATAACCGATAAATTCAATTATATTATTAAATATGATAAAAGTATTGATATTGATTAACTTGGCGGTGGTGGTTATATGGGATATATTCCGAGCACCGCAGACTATGGCCGATGGTTTGGCCGAATTGTTAACCAAGGGCAAAATCCACAGTATAACATTGAGAAAACCGTTTGGGTGCAGTCTATGTATTACGTTCTGGATATCCCTATTGATTACATATCTTTTCTGTGAACGTAGTTTAGAGGGTTTCTTGGTGGCTACATTGTTGAGCCTATTGAACGCCTATATGACGAAATATACGTATCAGTTTATTTTGTTGACTGAAAAGATAATAGATAAAATAATATATAATATAAATTCGAAAATATAATGACAAAAGAACAATTCAAAACAATCGAGAAACATTATCAACTTATCAACTCTGTTGCTAGGACATTAACAATGACCGCACCAGATCCAAACGTATTAAATGAACTGGCCGATGTATATACCAAACTCGGATACAGAAGTGGCAATATGCGTTGCAACGAATGCAGAATAGGCATGATGCTAACTCTAAACAGATTGTACATTGAAAATAAAGATTTATTTACAAAGAAGATTGACGATGTTAAAGAAAGCGAAACTAGGGGTGGAGATACCCGAAAAGCGAGAAAAGGAACTAAAAAATAAATTCGTTCGAGAATTGGCTGCAGCAAGAGGACAATGGACTGTAGCGGCAAAGAACAGCAATGTGACAATAGCCAGAGTACGGCAATGGATGGCCGATGATGCGTCATTTGCTGAGGCTATATATGAGGTAGACCAACTTATAGTGGATGAGGTAGAACAAGCATTGTTAGCCAAAATCAAAAAGGGAGATGTAACGGCAATGTGTTTTTACCTCAAATGCAAGGGCAAGGAAAGAGGCTATGTCGAGAGAGATAGCAAATATGCCAAAAAAGCATATATGAAAGAGTTGGAAGGGGAATTGAACCGTACCGAATATAAAATGGATTTTGGAGAATAGGCCACATATGAATTCAAAGGACGAAAAGAAGACAATAAAACTGCAAGGTTACTCGCCTATCAGTTGGCAACAAGAAGCGCATAAGGCTCTAGCGGAACACGCTAGCGGCCTAACGCTTGTTGTTAAAGCACATAGGCAAGTGGGTAAAACGATGTTTATCTGTAATGCATTATTATTCAATTCTGTCAATTATGCTGGTAGTGTATCTTATTTTATAGCACCTACGTGGACACAAAGCCGAAAGGTGTTTAGGGAACTGGTAAAGTCAATGGCTGGAATACCCATATTGAAAGCCAGTAACGAAACATTGCTATCAATTTCATTTATTAACGGTAGCGAGATTTATCTTAAATCGGCCGAACAATCCGATGGTGCTTTACGAGGCTTTACTTGCAAGAAGAGAGGTTTGTTATGTATTGATGAGGCTGCATATATATCTATGGATGTATTTGCCAATGTCATGAACTATACCAACGTGAACAACAACAATGTGATTATAGTTTCAACACCTAAATTTGAGAGTGGTTTCTTCTATGACCTATTCTGCAAAGGGTTAAGTGGGGTGGATAAGAATGTAATCAGTATAGATGTTAACAACTACGATACATCAATGTTTTTGTCGGATGAAAAGAAAGCATTTTATAAGGTTACAATGCCGACACTAATGTATCAAACCGATATTTTAGGCTTGTTTATTAAGGAGAGTTCGGCCGTATTCGGCGAATTTAATCATGCATGCAGCAACAAATTCAATACGGATAACACCGATTATTACTTTGGTGTCGACTGGGGAACTGGTAACGGTAACGATAGAACGGCCATTTCTATATTCAATGGGTTAAAACAACAAGTAGCCATGCACTACTTTGACGATAAAGATCCAAATGAGACTATAGAGTATATATTGAAATTGACCGAGGAATACCACCCTAAAAAGATTACGGTTGAAAAGAACTCGATTGGTGATGTATTCGGCAAACTTTTACGGAAAGAGTTGATGCAAAAGCATCCTAAAACCTCATTCAGATTTTTCATTACCGATAACAATAGCAAGAACCGAATTGTAGGTCAATTGCAAGTGGCTATAAACAACAAGGCAATTCAATTGCTGGATGATACCCAACTAAAAATTGAGATGGTCAACTATGAGGTACAGAAAACGCCTACTGGAAAGGTAACGTACAATGCCGCCTCTGGACAACACGATGACTGCTTAATGGCTACTATGATATGTCTTGATTCAATCATGCATAAGAACGAATTATATGTAGCCTAATTATTATATTATATTGATAGATAGAATGGAATTTACATTAACACATATAGAGAGGGTTGTAGCATTGCTGGATGAACTCAAAGAGACCTATAGACAATTACTCTACCAGTACAATGCTGTGGTGGCTGGAAATCCCAATAGGTTGGCCGATAACATAGCCGATTTGGTACAGATACAAGGAAATACCATCAAATTGGGGTTTACTCTACCAGCCGAATGGAAGTTTGTTGAAAATGATACAAGACCCCATTGGCCACCCCCACAAGCAATTGAAGACTGGGTACGGTTGAAGCCAGTGCAGAAATACTCGTTACCAAACGGCAAAGAGCCAACGGATAAGCAAGTAGCATTCTTGATTGGTAGAAAGATAGCCACAGTGGGTACAGAGGGAAAGCATCTACTGGAAGAGGCTATTATAAGAACAGATTTTTTTAATCGGATGATGCGAATAATTCAAAATGAAATGGCGGAACACGCTAATAAGGAAATAACTCAAATTTTAATGACATTATAAATGAAACAACGAGACTTAAAAGGCTGGAATGACATTACGTTCAATGAGTTTTTGAAACTCAAAGAGATAGCGGAAAATACTGGCTTAACCGAAGACATGCAGATGCTTGAAATGGTTATGTTGTTATTCGGTGATGTACCAGTGAGTGATTTATATAAATACGTAGATAAGATAACAAACATTATATCCCAACCGATGCCTACTGGAGACACTATAGAATCTACAGTTGAAGTAAACGGCCATAAATATACAGTGACTAAAGACCTATCAAAGATAACCACCAGCCAATTTATTGACTATTCGAATTACTGCAAGAATAAGGCTGAATTGATAGATATATTGACTTGCTTTATAATTCCAGAGGGACACAAATACGATGATGGATATGATATGCTGAAAGTTAGGAAGGATTTTGAAAATCTTTCCGTAATTACGGTACAAAAATACTGCTTTTTTTTTCGAAAGGCATATCTGAAATCACAGAAAATTTCCCTCTTCTCTTTAATAATGCAAACCCTAATGTTGAAGGGGATGCCTTGGAAGAACAAATTGAAGATGGCATCGGCTCAAGCAACCCTCTTGACAAATATGGACTACTTAACTACGTCTTTGCAGTCATCAAGAAAAGTAGATTGACATATAATGAGGTTTTTGATTTGCCAGTACTCGACTTTTTGGTTATCACCAACTATGTAGCCGATGAAAACAATGAGGCTAAAAAAGAATTCAAAAGACAACAAAACCTATTTAAAAACAGAACAAAATGAAATATTTAGATGAAAACATTCAATTAACCGTTACTGGGATTACTGTTGTACAAAAGTCTGGTACATATCCGTATGTAGTAAAGAATAGAAGCAACATAACCATATTCGCTGGAAATACGTTTCTCAATGTAGGTGAAACACATAGAGAGTTTGATATAACGGATATAATTTCAAACTATAAATGGAAGGCTACGGACATCAAGAAACCGCTTAGCAATAATACAGCAAGTGCAACAGTAATCGACCGATACCATGTAGAACTAACAATACCGTATACAACATACGATACTGCTTCAACACCTACGACTATATACACAACCTATTCGTCTGAATTAGTTGACGTGGCATTTGTGTACCGATACCCTAATAGGAAAAACGCTTTAGAGGCCACATTAGTTGACGCTGGTACAACTACTGGCATAACGCTTCAAAACTGTCTACAAGGGGCTAGAAATGGCGTATGTGGGCTTTATCCGCATATCCCATACAAATTAACAAATGAATATGGTTTCGGCTTTGTGTTTGAGGCACTCAATAATGGTAGTTACTCTATGGTAAACACCACTTTGTATTTGGATGGTCAACTATATTATAATACCAATCCTAGCGTACTTTGCTTTGCCCCTACTGGTGTCAATTTCCGTACATTGAATTCTTTGTACAGTGGTGCTACTGAAAGCCATTATATTCAGCCTACATATTCAACCAGTGGATGGACTAAAGAGACCGAGGTTGAAGATAGAGATTTATTCTATACTATAGTTGATGCAGAAGAGCCGCCTATTAATCTACACGTATGGACTAGTAGCAGAGATATGGGTTATTTTAGAATGTACAACGGTGCTGTAAAATTCGATATAGACAATATGACACAGTCTGATGACGGTATCTTTATGACTGCAGACAAAAACCCAAATAAATATGTGCATATATCCAGCAATGAATTGATAGGAAAGGTACACGTATCCGTTGAAAACTGGTTGGCTGCTGGAAATCAACTACTGTTTATAGAGCCTAAAGTATTCAAGGGTGATTTAGAGCAAGATGAGACACATTTGAATATCAATTTGCCTTATCAAGGTGAAGAAGTTTATG